TGACGGTATTAAGGATGCACAGTAATGGCTAAGAAAACTAGTACAGACCATCTAAAACATGCTAAAATGCGTCTTGAGGCATCAAAGAAATGGCGTAAACAAGATGGTTATGATGCGCTGTGGAAGCGCATGAATGACTTGTATCGTGGCAAACATTTTGATGACTACAAAAATGAGGACCAAATGTTGGTAAACATTGCGTTTTCAACCATCAATGTTATTTCACCTAGCATTTCTGTTAACTATCCTAAGATTACTGTCAACGCTACCAGTGCAGAGTTCGCCCCTCAGGGTGTTGTTGCCGAGGCGGTTGTAAACTATTGGTGGAGACATAAAGATATTCGTTCAGAGTTTCGCCGTGCCATTAAAGACATGTTGGCTTTTGGACATGGTTGGGTTAAAGTTGGTTATCGTTTTGTTGAGGAGGAAGTAGAAGGTGAATCTGAGATTTCGGAGGCTAACCCTGATGGCGTCGGACATCCGAACACGGTTGTTCGTGAGGATAGTCCTTTTGCTGAGCGTGTTTCTGTTAACGACATTTTTGTTGACCCCGATGCAACATCCATGAAGGACATAAAGTGGATAGCGCAGCGTATTCGCCGCCCTATTGCTGATGTTCGTAATGATAAGCGTTACTCTAAGGCTGCTAGAATTGATGTTCAACCTATGGCTGTTAGTCGCTATGCTGATGACCCTAGTCGCCGTAAGGTGTACGATAAAAATGAGGGTTACGCAGAAATTTGGGAATACTATGATATTCCCTCTAATAGCATGAGTGTTTTCAGCGAAGGTTCAGACATGTTCCTTGTTAAACCCATGAAGATGCCTTATGCATTTGGGCAACCTTTTGTTATGATTAGGAACTATGATGTTCCAGATAACTTTTACCCTATTGGGGATTTGGAATCTATTGAACCTTTGCAACTAGAATTGAATGAAACTCGTTCACAGATGATGAATCATCGCAAAAAGTTTAGTCGCAAATATCTATATAAGGAATCAGCGTTTGACCAGATGGGTCGTTCAGCATTGGAATCTGATGATGATAATGTTATGGTTCCTGTTGTAAGTGATGAACCTTTAGGTGGTGTTGTTACAGCGTTTCCAGCGGTAATTAATCCACCAGAGTTCTATAACCAGTCCAACATGATTATTGGCGATATTGACCGTATTTCTGGTGTGTCAGAGTTTCAGCGTGGTGCCGTATCTGAGATTCGTCGCACAGCGACAGAATCATCCTTAATGCAAGATGCTGCTAACGCACGAACTAGCGACAAGTTGGCTGTTGTGGAACAGGCTATTGCCGAGGTTGCACGCCGTATGTTACAGTTGGCACAACAGTTCATGCAAGGTGAACAAGTTGCCCGTGTTATGGGTCGTGATGGTGAACCTATTTGGGTAAACTATGACCGTGACTATCTACAAGGTGATTTTGACTTTGAAGTAGCAGCAGGCTCTACACAACCACATAATGAATCATTTAAGCGTCAGATGGCATTGCAACTCGTTGATGCTATGGCACCGTTCGCTGGTGCTGGTATTATTGACATGTCTAAACTTGCGGCACATGTGCTACAGTTCGGTTTTGGTGTCAAGAACCCTGATGATTTTCTAGCCCAGCCTCAGCAGCAAGTAGGTGGCACCCCTCCTGTCCCCGCTCCTGCTGGGGCTGCGGCACCTTCTGGTGCCCCTGCCCCTGCTGGTGAACCTGCACCAGATATGATGGCTATGCTTCAGCAAGGACAACCTCCAGTCCAATAGGGAACGCCTTGTGGATATATAGAGCAACCATTCAGGACTCTATAGGAGAACATATTTAATGAGCGATGAAATCGCAACACCTGCAACGGAACCTGCATTAGAAAGTGCTGGGTCAACTGAAACTAGTGTAATTACAGAAGCACCCGATACACCAACATTGTCCGTTGAGGAATATTCTAATTATAGAGTTCCAATTAAGGTTGATGGTGAGGAATTGCAAGTTCCTTTAACAGAGGCTATCGCAGGTTATCAGCGTCAAGCGGATTATACCAGAAAAACACAAGAGTTATCTCAGCAACGGGACCAGTTCCAGTTTGCTAGTGCGCTTAGTGCGGCTTTGGAAAATGACCCTAAGGCAACGATTGACCTATTAAGTCAACATTACGGTATTAGCCGTTCACAGGCACAACAGATGGTTCAGGGTTCTGAAACAGAAGATTATAGTCCTGAGGATGCAAAGTATCGTGAACTTGACCAGCGTATAGCACAGTTTGAGGATTACCAGAGTCAACAAGCCATTGAGCGTGAGATTCAGGGGTTGCAAAACAAGTATCCTGATTTTGATGTCAAGGAAGTTGTGACATCCGCTTTGCGGATGAACACCGAGGACCTTGAGGGCGTTTACAAGCAAATTGCTTACGATAAAATGGTTGCAAAAGCACGGACAGAGCAAGCAGCACAACAGGTTCAACAAAAAGTTGAAGATGGTGTGTTGGAAGCAAAGCGTGCAGCAGCGGTTGTATCTGGTGGAGCCTCGGCTACCGCTAGTACAACCAATGAAACTTTTGTTCCTATTACATCTGTGGCTGATGCTTGGGAAGCGGCTAAGCGTCAAATGGGTGCAAGTTAAAATATCAACCAAACTTTAGAAAGATACTATAATGTCAAACGCAAACTTTGATGCGCTGTTAAGTACAACGCTCGCAAACTATCGTGACCAACTCACGGACAACATTTTCACGGCACGCCCGTTGACCTACTTCCTTCAGGATAAAGGTCGCATCCGTATGCTTAACGGCGGTACAAAAATTGTTGAACCACTCATTTACGGAACAAGTTCTACGGTTAAGTCGTACTCAGGTTACGATTCAATTGCTTTGACCGCACAGGCTGGCATCACGGCTGCTGAATACGATTGGAAACAGTATGCTGCTTCTATCGCAATTAGCGGTATTGAAGAAGCCAAGAACAACGGCGAACAAGAAATCATTAACTTGTTGGAAGCCAAAATCATGCAGGCTGAAGAGTCAATGCGTGAAGGCTTCAATGTTATGTTCTACGGTGACGGAACTGGAAACGATTCAAAAGACTGGAACGGTCTGGGCAATATCGTTGAAGCATCAGGAACTGTTGGCGGTATCAACCGTGCAACAACTGGTAACGAATACTGGAAGTCATACGAAGATAACGATGCCGTTGCTCTGTCACTTGCTGACATGGCAACTGGTTACAACAGCGTTTCTGTTGGTAATGACCACCCAGACATGGTTCTCACAACTCAGACTTTGTTTGAGAAGTACGAAGCATTGCTTCAACCAAACCTCCGTTACACGGACACTAAGACAGCAGATGCTGGTTTCCAAAACCTGTTGTTCAAGGCTGCTCCTGTTGTTTATGACGAGCATTGCACCGCTGGTGTAGTGTACTTCTTGAACAGCAAGTACCTAACTTTGGTTGGTCACTCGTCCAAGTGGTTCGCACAAACAGCGTTTGTTCGTCCAGAGGACTTGGATGCTCGTTACGCACTCATCATGTGTTACGGTAACCTTACTTGTCGCAATGCTGCAAAGCAAGGCAAGTTGACTGCTAAGACTGCTTAGTTAAAAATCCTATAGTGGGGGCGCAAGCCCCCATTATTATAATAACAACAACAAAAACAAAACTATAACTTAAGGAAAAAAAATGCCACTAAAATCAAACACTGATGGTGCAATTGACCGCACCCGTCTTGCAGCGTATATTGCAGCAGATGAAAAGGTTACAGCAGTAGCCATCACTGATGCAGCAGAACCAACAGCAGCACAATTGCTTACCAGCAAGTTGTTTGTCGGTACACCAACAGTAGATACAACCTTCACCCTTCCAACTGCGGCACTTGTGCTTGCAGCGTTGACGGATGAAGAAGTAGGAACTTCGTTTGAGTTCACAATCGTGAACCTTGCGTCTGCCTACCAATATACTGTAACTACGGCTACTGGTTGGACAATTACCAACGGTGGAAACATGGTTGTGTTTGATGGAACTTCAGCAACATTCCTTGCTGTCGTAACATCAGCATCAGCAATCCAATTGTACCGCAAGAACTCTGGCGGCGCAGTTAAGTAATCAATTCCCACACATTTAGGGAACAAACCGATAATGGTGGGAGAGCAATCTCCCACCATTTCTGTATATAGGAGTATTTATGCCAGTGAAATATAAGATTCTGTCCAGCCATGCCGATGCTAAACCTAAGGCGGGGACAAAAACATCCAACTACCCTAAAGGTAAGAAGTCTAAGGGTGCTAAGTCATCCAAAAAAGCAATGTACTAATGGCTAAGTTGCCTATTGACGAAAATGCTTTGCTGAAAGCAATTCAAGAAGCCATGTCGGCTGCTGGAATGTCTGTTGGACAAAAACAGGTTCGTGCCGCTATGGGTTCTGTAACCAAATCTGCTGGTCGTACCGCTAAGGCTGTACCAAAGATTACCGCTAAGACTGCTGCTGGTGGTGCAGGTCGTAAACCACCTAAGCCACCTAAGAGTGGTGTAGCAGCCCCTAAGCCGTCCCCTAAGCCTAAGAAGCCTAGTGGTGCTGCTAGTAAGTTGACTCGTATGCAGAAGCGTGAAGCAAATGTTGCTGCGCATTGGGCTGGTCGTGAAAAGTATTTGGCTGATAGTAGTGCTGCTTCTAAGGCACGCAAGGCTGAAACTCGTGCACAAAATCAGGCTGCTTGGGCTAAGCGTCAAGATGAGATGGAAGCCCGCCGTATGGCTGGGCGTGAAAAGTATAACAAGAAAAAGGGAAACAAGTAATGCCTAAGAAACCATATCCTTCGCAAATTGCTCCAAAACCAAAGGCAAAACCTCGTAGTATGCCTCAGCCGCCTGTTGGACCTAAACCCCAAACACTTACTGGTGCTGCTCGTGCTGCTGCCATAGCATCACAAATAGGTAAGGGAAAAATGACCCCACAAAATCGTCGTCCAGCCCCAAAAGAATCTCAACAAGATTTACCTTCAAGACAAGGTAGGATGCCATCTCCTCCACCTAATGTTCCTCCAACTGGTATTATGGGTAGCACGCAACAGCAACGCCAAGAAGCAAGAAATGCTGCTTTAAAACAAAT